TAACTTTTTGGGCGTTCTTCACACTGTTCTCAAAGTTCATAGTAATCTTAGCGCGAAGTTCCCTGGCGGTAAGTTTCACACGCTTTCCGTCGACAGTCTTAGTGACACGAAGACCGAGCTTCTTAGCTTTATTTTTCAGGTCCCTGTACTGCATATACTAGTACACAAGAAAATGATAAAACGTCTTGATGTCTCCGTCATTGATCAACTTCACAAATTCTTGATCACTTTTCGTGAACATAAGTGGGTTTGGTGATGCCATCGTAAACGCGCGATCGATTGTTATACCAACCTGATCCAAGTATGTGAGTAAGTTTACGATTTGTTCATAAGGTAATACGTCCATAGCAATTCTAAATTTTCCCACTGAGAAGTCATAATCACTTTCACTCTTCTTAATGAGCAATTGTCTTTTTATAAACTTTTCTAAATCGGTTTCAGGATTGACCCCTATCTTTATATCACACCTGAGATACTCCATCAAGTCTCGAACACCGTGTGCGACCAGTTTCACAAAACTGCGTTTCTCTGGTGTCATACTTACAATGTATAAAGATAAATTGTGAAATTATGGTAAGATGAGTGATGTACATGAACTTAAAATACTTATTCATAAGGTTCTACTACCGAGGATTAGACAACTCGAGGAAGAGGTTTCATCATTGAGAAAACACACTTGGCCATATGTCCAAAGTAATCGTGAGAAACATCAACTTGACGACATCGAGGTGAAGAAGGACTTTTTCAAACATCTCGATGAAGATACGATTAAGGAACTTTTACTTGAAAAGGCGAAACTGACGAGGACGCCAGGATTCCACAGGAGAGAATACGATCTGACGAATAATTTTTGTTGACGTACTATAAATGGGACTTGTGTTTTCTCTGATCCCAGGTCTCGATATGCCTAAAATCCCATTTATTTCTGACATCTTCAAAGGAGATGATAAGCCTATGAAGATTGAGTGGCTTGCTGCTTATATATGTGGAATCTTATGTTCTATACTTGTGGTGTACGGTGTTATGAAGATGCCATTCAAAACACCACCAATGCTCGCAGCTGCGTGTATATGCTCATCTTGTTGCAGTTCATCAACTTCGCGCGTTGTAACCGACGTTAAAAAGCGTATTTAAAAAAAGTCGTCTGTCCTGTACATATTCACCACGAATGAACCAGTCTTACCAGTTACTGAGACTGTTTCATTTCCGTATAACTCTTGGCATCCAATATCTTCCATACAGTCGCGACCACTGTGACTCACTGGAATGGGGTACAGGTTCTCACCTCCAGTGGTTGTATAATAGTTGTAACGATCACGGCGACCACGAACTTCCTTACCATAGAGTGGCAGGGTTTCACCGGACCCAGTGAGTATACCCATCTGTTGCATACGACCAGGTTTATATTTCTTGATAGGTGGCCCTCTGAACTCAGGTTCGCGCCGAATCTCCTGAGAACGCACGGGTCTTGGGGGTACCATCATAGTAGGAACTTTCACCGGAACCTTGACAACCCGGGGATTTTGGATGAGATACACAATGACCACGACCAACGCGACAAGGATCACCCATAACAATTGAGTCTTTGTCTTGTTCTTCATTTACTATAGTTAAGGAAAATCTTTCACTTAGAGACATGAAGGTGTTGGCGATTGACATTGGTTATCACAACATGGGTCTTGTCTTAGCGGAGTCTTTATCTGGACCAAAAATTGATGTAGAATATATAAAGAAGGTAAGTCTCGAAGACTATAAATACATCCACTCGAATGATTTCGTAGACACTATTCCTTTATTTGTAGAAGATCACCGAGACCTATTCGACAAAGCTGAAAAAATCCTCATAGAGAGGCAACCTCCCGGGGGATTCCAGAATATCGAGATACTTCTACATTACATGTTCAAAGATAAGGTTTCTTTAGTTTCACCTGTGAGCATGCACGTACATTTTGGTATGAGACATCTAGACTATGACCAAAGAAAGGAAAGAACTGTCTCCATCGCTGAGAAATATATCGATGGAGACATCCCCTATGAGAGAAAACACGACATCGCTGATGCGTTATGTATGATCGTGTACCACAATTTTAAGAGTTGTGTACATTTCTTTGATCAATTCAAGTTTTCTCCTCGTGCAAAATCTTGAGCATGTTCACGATAGTTTCAAACATGTCAAAAACTTCACTCGGGTTTCGTCTTTCGACAGCATCTTCAAGTTTTTTGATGTTATACTCGAACGATTTCTTCTCCTTTGCAATATCACCCATCTTGGCTGTCAAAGCCGCAACCTTGTCATCGATGAATCGTGTGGTTTTTTCAATGGTTGTATCCAGCTTCTCAATTTCTTGGAGGTACAATTTTTTGTGCCTATCGAGAATACCCCTTTTTACTTCAGATTCGCTGCGCTCAATCTGAGCATCGAGGCGCTCAATCTTCTCCTCAAATGTTTCAATGTTGGCTACATATTCAGACTGGTAGATCTCCTTAGCATTTTTCAAGCGATTAATCTCGTTGCGAAACTTTGTGTCCATGACTATTTTACCTTAGCTTCATAACTTTAAGTGTTTGGTTCAAATCCTTTGTGAATTCTTTAAAATGACCAAGTCGATACTGTACAAATGCCCAAAGTGCGAAGAAGAGGGTTTTGGTCAACTTGTTCACTTCATTATCTTCCATCTTGTAAATTGGTCCAACTAGGCGTCCCATGAATGTTTCATCTTTATGTTTACCGGTCATGAACATCTCAGCTTGTGTGAGTGCGCATGTATCATCGTTCACAGACCAATGATAAAATAAGAATGGAATGAGCATTGAATAAAATTCGAGGTTCTTCTGGTTGTTTGTGAAAGGGACAATTAGGATAGCCAAGAGAAAGATGACGTGCATGAAGAATATTATGTTCATCTATTATAAGATGTCAGAAGAAATTAATATGGAAGAAACGTGGAATGAATATCATGAGAATGTGTTGCGTCAATGGGGTGAGGCGGCAGCGTGTTACAGATATATGCATCATCGCTCTTTTCTGATGTATAAAAAATTGAGTCTCCGTTTTAATTTACCAGTCATTGTCTTATCGACCATCACGGGTACGGCAAATTTTGCTCAAAGTACTTTACCTATGAGTATACAACCCGCAGCACCATCAATAATTGGTGGTTTAAATCTCATCGCAGGTCTGATCGCGACGATTATGCAGTTCCTTAAGGTGAATGAACTGATGGAAAATCACAGAACCTCTGCGTTAGGTCATGGAAGTCTTTCAAGAAATATTAGACTTCAGTTATCACTACCTCGTGAAGAACGTAAAAAGGAGGGTTTGAAATTTGTTGAAGAATGCAAAGCTGAATATGATCGTTTACTCGAACAATGTCCTGCTATTCCTAAAAAGATTCTCATGAACTTCGAAAAAGAGTACCCATTAGAAGGTGTGTTCACAAAACCAGAGATATTAACTGTGCGTCCCATACCATCTCTTAAGTTACCAAAAACTATTGAACCTATTCGAGCTATAACAAAAGACACTGTTTTTGAAAAGGTGGGTACCTTCTTAGCTAAAGAACCTGAGGAGTATGAAGAGGAGGAAGAGGAAGAAGAGGAAGAAGAGACAGACGTCGAGCAAGGTACACCAAAAGAATAAACATAACCAAATTGGTAAGAATACTTGAAACAATGTATGGTACAATTTTCCTTTTTAAAGGTTCTACGATACGTTTATGAAGTGCGCTATTTCCGAGCACCAAATCTATGGCCTGATTAGTAAAGTCATCGATGGATTCCTTCATTAAAATAGTTGAGCAAAAAAAAGATCCGATTGTTTCCACAATACACACAAAAACGATTGATCTAATTCGTCGGTACATTCGTGAACGTAAAAATGTTTTCATTTGTGGTTCATTGGGTGTAGGGAAGTCATATATACTCAAAGCTGTTCTTGAAGGTTTGAATCATGTTGAACTGTTACCCGAACATCTAAAAAGTAAATCACTTTTCCTTCCTTTCATAAAACCGTCAACGAAACATGTATTCATCGAAGATTACGATCCTGTTTTCAAACCCATCATAGAGAAAGTTGCGGACGGTGATCGAATTTCTCGTGGATCCCTCTTGGTCACCACAACGAATATGTGTATGTATCCTAATTTTGAAACGGTATTTATCCCGAAACATAAACCTTCAGTTTTGAAAACCCTGACAGACAGAACCGGTCCAGAAGTAGAGAGTGCTGCTATACGAGCACAAGGAAACATACGGAATTTTTTCACCTACATGGAAGGGTACGATGAAATTGACGACTTTGAAACTCCAAAAGAATTCATAGCTGGTGTTCTTTCTGATCCTAGTCCTATAGAAATATATGACAGTATATCTGAACATGGTCACATATGGGACATATTTCAGGAAAATTACCTTGACTCTGAAGGTGTCGACATCATAAGAGCTTCACGAGCTTTTTCTGATGCTGACATGTATGACACTCATATGTATTCTCAAGGTGAATGGAATCTGATGCCTTATTTTGTGTTACACGCTCTGACGATACCAAAAACGGCACTCGGTCAACCACTTATGAAAGATAAAATCAGACCTGGGAGTTGTTGGACAAAGTTTGGAAACTATAAGATGCGCAAACAGAAGTGCGAAGAAATTAAGAAGAAATCAAGGATGGGGTTGGGTATAGAGGAATTGTGCCTATTAAAGAAATATGCAGAAAGTGGAGACTTGGAACCACTGGTTGAGTATAAAATTTCGCCCCAGGATTTTGATGTCATCAATCATCTCGCTGTTGGAAATGGCTTAAAATCGAGGGACGTCACAAGAGTAAAGAAAGCATTGAAGAATGTCTACGAAAGATGAAGAACCTGAATCTGAAGAATGTGTCAAGGTTATCGGAAACGAGATTCTTTTCTATGCCGATGTCGATCGCGAAAACGCTCTTGACTTCGTTGAAAAATTTAAGAAGTTGGAGATTGAACTTCTTAAAAAGAAAGCTGAACTCTTTGGGTACGAACCCCTGATTAGGGTTCACATCATGAGTGAAGGCGGAGACATTTTTGCTGGTATGAACATGATGAATGTTCTTGAAACTTCACGTGTCAAGATTCACACCATCGCCCAAGGTTCTTGTTGTAGTGCAGCTACATTCATGCTTCTTGGGGGTTCTGAGAGGCGAATGGGGAGGAATGCATACGTTCTCATTCACCAAATTTCTACCGAGATGTGGGGTAATTTTCAAGAACTTAAACATGAGCTGAAATCAACGGATAAGTTTATGAGAATGTTGAAGAAGATGTATCTCGAAAAGACACAGATTCCTGATAAGATGCTCAAGAAGTTGATGAAGAAGGATATTTACCTTTCCCCAAAAGACTGTCTCAAGTATGGAATCGTTCACGCTCTTGAGTAAGTGTCACAGAACGCCTGTAGAGAGCTAATAGACATAGAATTATT